GGTGGGCCGGACTGCAATAACCTATGATATATAAAAATGAATATGTAAATGCCCTTTGCCGCGGTCAAAAACAATCTCTTTGACTATCTTGCGGAGGGCATTTCCTTTTATCTCATAACTGATATTTGGGTCTGCCAAAATCTCATGCACATGTGCAATCTGGCGCATGATATCTTCCTTGCTAGGAACCTTGGCAGGAGACTGTTCAGCCTGCCTGCGGAGTCTTTCGGCATCAGCCATGAGTTCTTCCCTTTCAGCCCTCAGACGGAGCTTATTCTGCTTATATTCCTCCAGGGTGTCAATTTCATTCTCGTAAGCTTCCCTGATACGCCGCTCCTTGACTTCTAAGCGGGCAAGGGCCTCCTGAATGGCGATTTCTTCGGCGTTTACAGCATCATCGGTTTGTTGGATGTATTCATATTCCAGTTCATTTGTTTCAAGGACTTCTTCCAGAGATTCAATCACAGCTTTTTCCGCCAGGTGTACGGCCAGGCAGCAGGAACCCGGATGCATCCCCTTTGCATACTTCCAGCACTGGAAGAAGTCAGGCCGCTTCTTCTGGTCATTGGAACGATTGTAGCCAAGGCTGCCGCCGCATATGCTGCATTTGAGCAAACCGGAAAGCCAGTGGACATTGTTGGAAACCTCCCGGCGTTTTTGGGGCCGATATTCCTTTTCAATCCGCTTCTGAACATCGTCAAATAGGGAGGTGACGGAGGAACGCACCTCATGGGTGCCCCGGAAGGAATACCCGTTCCATATGACCTCGCCAATATAAAAGCGGTTGGCAAGAATCCGGTTAATGCCCCGGCGGTCGAATAGGTTGCCGCGGCGGGTCCGGTATCCTCTGGCATTGGCGGCCCTGGCCGTGGCGGTCATATCCTTCCCGCTATGGTAGGTCTGGAAAATATATTCAACGATGGCATATGATTTTTCCTCCACGGCGAAAGGCTTGCCTTCCCCGACAGCCCGGTAGCCGAGGCAGGGGGTGGCCTGGTAGCCTTCACGGAGGGCCTTTTCCGTCATACCGCGCAACACCTCGCCGGAGAGGTTGATGGAATAGTATTCGTCAAACCATTCTATTATGGTTTCGATAAGTCGGCCAAACATGCCCTCCATGATGGGTTCCGATACGCTCTTGATTTCTACATCACATTTTTTTCTCAGGATGCCTTTGTAGAAGGTGCTTTCCTCCTGGTTTCTGGCGAACCGGGAGAACTTCCAGAGATAGAGCCGTTTGAAAGGCGCCGGCTTCTGAGATTTGGCAATGGCTATCATGCGCTGGAACTCCGGCCGGTTGTCTGCTTTGCGGCCGGAGATTCCTTTCTTCTCAATAAATATGTATTCTTTGGGAATTATAAAACCGTCCGCCTTGGCAGCGTCCATGATGACGCGTATCTGGGCATCCGGAGACAGCTCCGTCTGATCGTCTGTGCTGACACGGACGTAGGCGGCGCCGATTTCTAGTGGTGTTGCTGGCATTATATCATCTCCTGTTCCTATCATGTATATGAGTTTGGAGGACGTTTCAATCCACATTTCGGCCCATATTATAACCCATATTACAGCCTGTAAGATTTTGGTGAGCCTTGAAAAAAAGGGTATAAAAAATACGCCCCTTGCCAGGACGCTCCAGGAATGATATAATTTACTTGCTTAAGGTAATTAATTATATCTTGCTGGGGCGATCCGGTAAGAGAAAACTATGTGAGGGCGGTTCCTGCTGGTAACAGGGCCGCTTTTCACATTTGACAATTTCCGTATATTTGGTATAATATACTTAACAAGACAGCCGGGAGATAGATTAAGCCTATCCGTCCTGGCGAATTATAACAACTTTAGTAAGTCGCCCATCCGGCCAAGGAGCAGGGCGGCTTACTTATTTTTCATGTTCAGGATTGCAACGATTAACAAGGCAACGCCTAATATAATCTGAAATTCCTCATATGTACTCATAAGCAACCATCCTTCCTGTCAAGACTCAGAACGAATGGCACGCACGCCCTCCCGGCTGCCCGGGTAAGGATATTATTGTCAAGGTGGTGGCCCCTGGAGCGCGGGAGTTCGCGGCTCCAGGGGATTTTTATTGTTTAGTCCGCAAATTCTGTATGCTTAACTTTCCATTTTTTTAATGCAATAGAAAGCCAAAAGCTATAGATGCCGCATGTAACCAGACAAAGGAGTAACCATTTAATCCAATTACCGAAAAGTTGCATGGCTGTTCCTGTAAACTTTAGACGTCTGCCTTCGACAACAGTGTGCTTGATTTCCCAGCCGTATACCATGCATAATGCCCAAGGATAACAGATACCAAAGGTAAGGAATGTTATGATTGCTCCAAGCAAATTCCAGCCAATTAGTTGGAGAAGTCCTCCATCAAAATAAGACTCTTGTGTTCCCATATTCATTTCCTCGTTAGATTATTTTTATGACTAGAATTGCATATCAGCTAAAGGAAACCTATTTTTTATAGGTTGCGGTGCGGCATCGTGTTCGTACACTATGTTTTCTTCATAGGCATTTCCTGTTGATGTTCCCTGGTCTAAAAGACGTTTTTGTGCTTCAAGCTGTTCTTGATTTAATATGGACTGGTAGTCACTATCAAAGCCACTTTCATTATTAGGATTTGTGCAATAGCCATTGGAGTCGAAGTGGTATGTGATACCATTTTCTGTTAAATCATCATACCTCATTTCTCCAGTGGGATTGAGATAGTACCATTTCCCGCTGACAGTATGTATCCATCCAGTTCTCATATACCCATTAGCATCAAAAAGATAGTTCTTTCCTTCAATATTTTGCCAGGTGTCTGTGGTATAACTTCCGTCATCATTCTGATACCACCATCCAATATCGTCCTGTTTCCATTCCCCTGCCAGTGCAGTTATGCTTAACGCAGATGATAGAAGAACGGATGTAATAAATACCTTCATTTTTTTCACAAGCTAATCCTCCTTAGTTTTAGGTGAGTTAATTTATTAAAAAGCCATAAGCTATTTCTTATAAATCATTTCCGTAAAGCCACTTATCTTCAGCAATTCCAAATCCCAGGTCCCCGCGCCATCTGCCTAAAAACTTCATAAAATTAGAACGTTCATCCAGTTCATCCTCGTCATTTTCGGTGTAGCATTCTCTGGCCGGTTGAACAATACCTTCCATGAGCGGAATCAAGTTTGGCTCTGGAAAGAAAATATGCTCCAGTTGCTGCTCCGGTTCCGTGGGCTTCCTGGTTGCGCTGTAGGAGATATTGCGGAACCATTCTTTGTAGGACATCAAGGCTCTGTTAGATGCCTGATAGGACAGACCAAATTTGTCATGTATCTGGATTGCATCATGACATTTATATTTGTGAATAAGAATACGTGGTGCTAAAAAATGGCTGGCGAAATAATTTGTTTCGTCATCATTTTCTTTGGTATCACCAACATGTTTTAATAATATGTGACCAACCTCATGCATAAGCGTGAAACGTTGCCGGCATATATACGGGAAGGAATCATTATAATAGATTTTTCCTTTAAGTTTAAATGCATCGTCGCTTACCCTATAACACTCTTTTTCCTTTTTGGCAGAAAGTTCGGAATACTTATACAAAGGGATTTTTAATTTTTTAATAACATCAATGCAGTCGATGGGAAACTCTTTTATTTCGCAGGTTTCGTATACATCTAAAATAGTACGAAAAATCTCGCGACGTTCCAAACAAAATCACTCCTTTAGTCATCATCAGACAATAACGTTCTAATGATATCCTGTTTTTGTTCGACCGTGAGTTTTTTTCCGTTTCGTGCAATAAGACTTTGGATATCTTCATATGTTGGCTCATATATTACATGGGAATGACCACTCGCCATTTCGTCAAGCTCTTCTACTGTGATTCCTAATTCTTTACAAATTGAAATTACAATATTAACACTTGCTCCGCCAACCCCTCTTTTAAGTATTGAATACAGAGTGCTTTCTGATAAACCACATTTTTCAGCAAATGCTCTTTTGCTCATTCCTGTCTCAGAAATCAGTTTTTCTAAAATCCTTGCTTTTTCCATTCTCCCACCTCACTTCTATAGTTGCATTATACGCGCAATTACGCAAAAAGTAAATAGAAATGTGTGCAAAACCATAAATAAGGTGAATAGGCTTAAAGAAATACGCGCAATTGCACGAAAAAGTTCTTGACATATCGCGATATTGAGCGTATATTACAATCAAGGTCAGCGCAATTGCACAAAAGGAGGTGACAGTATGTATAAAAACCTTTTGGATACTATGTCCAATAAAAAGATTACATTTACTCAGATTTCAGAACTTCTTCATTGTCAGCTAAGAACTGTATCAGAAAAAAGTAGAGGGGTGGTTCAAAGTGAATTTACAGTTACTGAAGCATTGCTGATTAAACGAGTATTTTTCCCTGAGTATGATGTGGACTGGTTATTTGAAAAAGAGGATAAAATTGCTTAAACAAACACACGTTCGATAAGAAGAATATACCACTATCGAACATATGTGTCAACGGGATTATGAGGAAAGGAGGGGGAGCGAGGTGGAGATAAAGGGTATTTTTGAAGTTCAGGGAGAAGAGTATTCGATTTTTGTTGAAAATGCTACTCGACTGACAAAAGTGTATCTCTTGAAAAAGAAGAAAGAAAGTCAATGTATGGAACCGATCTTGGTCAAAATTTCAGCCGGTACGCTGAAAGAGAAGCTTACGTATCGGCTGATGCGGTTAAAAATGAAGCTGGTTAAGAAGCGCAGCGAGAAGAGCTGATATGCCAGAAGCGGCGATTCCGGATATGGTGCCTGATGAAATATCAGATAAAAACGAATTGATTTTACTTTCTTTTTTATCAGGAGTCAGGTGAGGATTACGCATTTCGTAAAGGAATGACTCTATAATTTTTTTACTATCTTCAGGTAAATCGGAGTTTGCAATATCGACCCAAATAGAGTTGTAGTTACCAGAAACAGTGTTGCTAGATCCGGAAATTACAATGTTGTTGTCACCTTGGATTGAGGGGGAAAGTTCAGGCTCCTTAAATCCATTCTTGGAGAACTGGATTCCATAAGTTGTTATCTTGAACTGACAAAATCCCATAGCCCTGGCTGTATATTCGATAAATCCATCATCACGCAGATTATCGAGAATATCATAGGTTTCTGATTTATCTTGAAGATTGGAAAAAGTAAGACCGCATTCGCGTTTTCCGGTTTCAAGATAGTTTTGATAAACCGATGATAGCAGTTCTTGTTCTTTTGAAAACATAGAGACATCTCCTCCTGATATATAGGTATAAGTTTTGTACTCGGCGCTGCAACGCCTGTAAGTACAGTATAACAAGGTGGGGGATAAAACGCAACGAGGGAGGCGGTACATATCAACGCGACATGCAAGACCTGCCGGCATAGCCAGTGCCCGGAACGGACACGGCGGTATCCGTGTAAGGACTATGAGAGGAAGGAAACAAGTACAACCGGTACCGCATACAATCTACCAGGGAGGGGTGGTGATAGTGCAGAAATTAAAAGTATTTAAATACATAGAAATTGATGGCCAGGATGTCCCAATGGAATCACTGACGGATGAAGAAAAACGGCGCATTGCCTATGCGCTGCAGGACAATCTGATGCTTCCACTGGGATTTCGAAGGAAGAGAAAGACCGCCTAAGGGCGGCCATGGAGGACAAGCATAGAAAGGAGAGACAAGCCAATGAGAGCTAAAACATTTGCGGAGCATGGCTTCCGCGCCAGAGCAGCGGTCCAGTATCCCGGCTGGCGTGTGGATTTTGTGGGACCGGCCACTGCGGTGATGACCAATATCATGGGGCACAGGCGTATGGTGACCTTCCGACGGTGCAGGAGGCGCCGGGACGGCCCAATCATGAGGGCAGCTAAGTGGATTGTACCGGCGGTTATCTGGCTGCTGGGGATGTGGATGGTAGCTATTGTAATAATGGCGGTTGCCATGGGTGTGAGGCTGTGAGAGGAGATGAGGATAATACAGAGACAAGTTATTAAAGGTATCATCATACAGGCCATGGTCCAATCTGGTGTTGTTATGACCGGTAACGCAGATAGGATTGAGGCGGGGGCCGAGGCAGCAAGTAATGAGATATTGGAAGAAATGAAGATGGACCCCGGCGGCGGCAACCGCAAGAGGCCCATGGACAAATAGTTTAGCACACCCTTAGTATAAGAGATTATGGCGGAAAAATCAAGGAGGATTAAGACTATGACTATGACAGTAGTATTTGAAGATTATGAGGACATGATGAACTTTGCAAAAAAGGTGATGGGACAGGCTGTTTCCAGCGACAACGCATCCCAGAGGCCCACGGCGGAGAGCATACTGGGGATTACCCCGGAAACCTTTACGACGGCATCCAGCCAGCAGGTGCCTGTCACCCCGCCGGTCCAGCAACCTGCCCCTGTGGCTCCGCCGGTCCAGCAGCCTGCCCCCGCAGCCACAGTAACCCCTCCGGTTCAGCCTGTGGCCACTACCACGCCAAGCTACACGCTGGATGACCTGATGATGGCAGCCATTCCACTTATGGACTCAGGCAAGCAGCCGGAGCTGCTGCAGCTTATCCGGAGCTTCGGGGTGGAGGCGCTGCCGTTCCTGCAGCCGGAGCAGTATGGTGCGTTTGCAACCGCGCTCCGTGGACTGGGGGCACAGATATGATGGGGGGACACGCAGAAAGGGCCCACGCACTCCTAAGTGCTTCGGGCGCTTATCAGTGGATGGCCTGTACCCCCAGCGCCAGGCTCCAAGAGCAGTTCCCGGACAACCCCTCCGGGACTGCAGCGGCGGAGGGGACATTGGCCCATGAGCTGGCGGAACTTAAAGTGAGAAATTACTTCTACTCAGTTGATTTTGGGAAACGGAAGCTGACGGCGGCTGTCAACAAGCTGAAGAAAGAAGAACTGTGGGATGACGAGATGACAGGCTATACGGATGATTACCTGGACTATATCAAGGCTGTGGCCATGAAGTATCCTTCCAGCCCTTATGTGGCGATTGAAAAACGGGTGGATCTAAGTACATACGTACCGGAGGGATTTGGGACGGCGGACTGCATCCTGATAGGGGGTGATGTATTACATGTCATTGACTTCAAGTATGGCAAGAGCCCGGACGGACGCGTGACGGCGGAATGGAACCCGCAGATGCTGCTGTATGCCCTGGGTGCATATGAGATGTATAGAATCCTTTATACGTTTAAGACCGTGAGGCTGTCCATCGTGCAGCCACGGCTTTCGGACGGCATATCTGAATGGGAGTGTACCCTGGATGAGATGCTGCAGTTCGGGGAATTCGTCAAGGAACGGGCAGCACTGGCCATTAAGGGTGAAGGTGAATTCGCACCCGCCCCAAAGACATGCAGGTACTGCAGGGCCAGAGGAAGATGCAAGGCCCGTGCGGAGAAGAACGTGGAACTGGCCTTCCTGGTGGGGACAGACCCAAAACTCCTCACAAATGAAGAACTGGGCCAGTACCTCATGAAAGGCAAGGACATTGCCAAATGGTACAGTGATGCCCAGGATGTTGCCCTGGCGGACTGCCTGGCCGGGAAGAAAGTGCCCGGTTGGAAGGCTGTGGAGGGACGCGGCTCCAGGGACTGGACCGACATGGATAAGGCATTCAGTACGCTTACATCGAATGGCATATCAGACACCATCCTGTGGGAGCGTAAGCCACTTTCGCTGGCCCAGGTCGAGAAGGTGGTAGGTAAGAAGGACTTCCAGGAACTTGTGGGCGGATTGGTCGTCAAGAACCCAGGGAAGCCGGCATTAGTAGAAGAAACAGATAAACGGCCAGCAATCACTAATAAAGTGAGCGCCGCGGAGGCGTTCAGGGAGGAGGGCTAATTGTGGATGAGGTTAAGACAAGCCCGCCCCGCAGCCGTACACTGGGCGAGCTCAGAAGATTTGAATTAAAAACGGAGGACCCTCGAGACATTGAAGAACTTGACCGGGTCATCGAAGAAAGGAAACTTTCCAGAAGGGATTTGGGAGTCATACTTTTATATCTTGGCGTTCGACCTGGATTTGGTCCGGAATGTTTTGGTATATGGAAGCATAATAGCCCAGGACATCCTTGATGTGTTCGGTTGGGATATTCTTATATATCGCTACCACTACCCTGGGTGAGACTGTCCATACATACAGAACACAATGTCTGCGGCCCGTACCAGAAACCTCAAATTCGTAGTTTCCAAATTTCCTGTGGATGCAGTCCTCACCATCAAACCCCTGGATATCATACGGTTCGCCAAGGGTTTGTAGAAGCTTATCAATTTGTCTCATAAAAACGCCTCCTTTTCCTTGATTATAAACCAAGGGGACGGAGCCCACAATATAAAGATGAAAGGATATTTTATTATGAATGAATTAACAAACGTAACAACCGGGGAAGCAAGACTGTCTTATGTACACCTGTTCAAGCCCTATGCTTATCAGCCAGGGCAGGAGGAGAAATACCAGGTGACCGTACTGGTGCCGAAGACGGACATGGACACCATGGGGAGGATTAACGCTGCCATTGAGGCCGCGAAGCAGCGGGGTATCAGCGAAAAGTGGAACGGACAGTGCCCGCCAATTGTCCCAGTGCCGGTCTATGACGGGGATGGTGTGAGACCATCCGATGGCATGGCCTTTGGGCCTGAGTGCAAGGGCCATTGGGTGTTCACGGCCAGTGCCAAGGCAGATTATCCGCCTGAGATAGTTGATAAGATGGGGAATCCCATTATCAACCAGTCAGAGGTATACAGCGGTATGTATGGGCGCGTGAATGTATCTTTCTATCCATATGCCTTTGGCGGTAAGAAGGGGATTGGCTGCAGCCTGGGGCCGGTACAGAAGCTGAGAGACGGTGATTCCCTGGGAGGCAGCGCGCCAAGTGCCGCACAGGCTTTTGGGACACCAGTACCACAGGCAGCCACACCGCAGTATGGAGCAGCCATGCCGGCAACTCCAGGAGCCGCAGGTTATGCTCCGCAGCCACAAACAGCTCCATGGGCGCAGGCGCCTGCTGCTGTCAACCCAATCACGGGGATGCCATATTGATGACTACAAGAGGGGCCCTGCGGCCCCTCAACCTGACAGGAGGTAAGACGGATGGCGAAACATCATCTCAGCATAGACATAGAGACACGCAGCAGCGTGGATATCAGCAAGGCCGGGGCTTACAAATACGCCCAGTCCCCGGATTTTAAAATCCTCCTGTGTGCGTACCAGTGGGACGACGGGCCGGTGGAGGTCATAGACCTTACGGCAGATGAATCATTCCCACCAGAGATATGGGAAGATGCCTTGAGGGACCCCAATGTAATTAAGCACGCTTATAACGCGGCGTTCGAATGGTACTGCCTGAACCGCGCCGGTTATGAGACACCGATCCAGCAGTGGCGCTGCACCATGGCCCATGGCCTGTACTGCGGATACACCGCCGGCCTGGATGCCACGGGAAGGGCCATCGGGCTGCCGCAGGACAAGCAGAAGCTTGCGGTCGGTAAGACACTGATACGGTATTTCTGTGTACCCTGCAAGCCAACCAGGACCAATGGGGGGCGGACATGGAACCAGCCGTGGCATGATGCAGACAAATGGGCTCTGTTCAAGGAATACTGCAAACAAGACGTAGTCACAGAACATGAGATACTGAAGCGGCTGGACCTGTTCCCGATGCCAGAGGAAGAGGAACGCCTGTGGCAGATGGATGTTCTCATGAACGCTTATGGTGTCCGGGTGGATACAGGGCTGATTGAGGGGGCGCTGTACATAGACGGCATCAGCACCCAGAAGCTGACGGACGAGGCCGTCGGCCTGACCGGGCTGCAGAACCCGAACAGCCAGCAGCAGCTGGTACCTTGGCTCAACCGTCATTCTAAAGAGCATCCGGATGACCCTGACCTGCTGAATAACCTACAGAAGGCTACGGTGGAGGACCTGTTAAGGGATAAGGGGAATCTGCCGGAAGATGTCTGTCAGATGCTTGAAGTTCGGCAACAGCTGGGTAAGACCTCCATTAAGAAATATGTGGCCATGAACACGGCTCGCGGTGAGGGCGACAGAGTACGCGGATTAACACAATACTACGGGGCCAACCGTACCGGGAGATATGCCGGACGGCTGGTACAGTTGCAGAACCTTCCCAGAAATTATATCAAGACTTTGGACTATGCCCGGAAGCTGGTGAAGGCTAAGAACTATGACGGGATTAAGCTACTCTACGGAAACGTGCCAGACACACTCTCTCAGCTTATCAGAACAGCCTTTATTCCGTCTGAAGGCCACAAGTTTGTGGTGGCTGATTTCAGCGCTATAGAGGCCCGCGTGATTGCCTGGCTGGCTGGGGAACAGTGGGTGAACGAGGTGTTTGCCACCCATGGAAAGATTTACGAGGCCACAGCTGCCCAGATGTTCGGAGTACCGGTGGAGCGGATTGTGAAAGGAAACCCGGAATATGCTCTGAGACAGAAAGGAAAGGTGGCCACGCTGGCCCTGGGGTACCAGGGAGGCGCCAATTCTCTGATTGCCATGGGGGCCCTGAAACAGGGCCTTACCGAGGAGGAACTGCCGGACATTGTGCAACGGTGGCGCCAGGCGAACCGGCAGATATGTGGCCTGTGGTATGCTGTGGAGAACGCGGCCCTCGCCGTCATGGAGACGGCGCAGCCGCAGGGTATCAACGGACTTATATTCGCATTGGAGGGGGACCTCATTTACGGCCAGTCTTTCCTTACTGTGCGGTTACCAAGTGGACGGAAGCTGTACTATTGCCGGCCATTTCTAAAGGAAAACCAATTCGAAAAAACTGCCATCCATTACCACACGGTGGGCCAGCAGACGCGGAAGTGGGGGGTCACATCGACCTATGGAGGCAAGATGACCGAGAACATCGTCCAGGCTATCGCCAGAGACTGCCTGGCCGTGACACTGGAACGGATTGCAGCCAGAGGCCTGCAAGTGGTGTTCCATGTGCATGACGAGGTTATCATTGACGCGCCTATGGAAACAACGGTGGACGAAATATGCGGCCTGATGGCCGAACCGATACCCTGGGCGCCGGGGCTGGTACTTAAGGGAGCCGGGTTTGAGAGCGACTACTACATGAAGGACTAGGAGGGAACAGGGTGCAGAATAACAGAATGCTGCATATTAGCACAGCAGGAAGCCGGAAGGCGATACAGTGGCCGGGAAGCACCATGATGTGGTCCGAATTCACAGAGAAGCTCAGCACCCCGGTAAGGGGAGACGAGACGCTGGAGCAGTACCTTGCTTTCCCAAAGGCGCAGCAGGATGAACTTAAGGACATAGGCGGATTCGTAGGCGGCACCCTGAAGGGGAACCGCAGGAAGCAGGACCACGTGGAGGGCAGGGACCTGCTCACACTGGACCTGGACAATATACCCGCGGGGCAGACGGATGACATCCTGAGGCGCGTGGGCGGACTGGGATGCGCTGCGGCCGTGTACAGCACCCGGAAACACAGCGGGTATGCGCCGCGGCTGCGTGTCATCGTACCGGTGGACCGGACGGCAACGGCAGACGAGTATGAGCCGGTGGCCAGGAAACTGGCGTCTCTTTTGGGGATTGAATTTTGTGACCCGACCACGTTTGAACCTCACAGGCTCATGTACTGGCCAAGCTGCTGCAGCGACAGCCAGTATGTATACCAGGTATATGACAAGCCGTTCTGCAGCCTGGACGGGCTGCTGGGGATGTACGGGGACTGGAAGGACGTCACCCAGTGGCCCCAGGTGCCAGGAGCGGAGGCAATGGAGCGGCGCAGGCTGGCCAAGCAGGAGGACCCCACGACAAAACGGGGTATCATAGGCGCATTCTGCCGGACGTACGGCATCGTGGAGGCGATGGAGCGGTTCATACCGGGGATGTATGATGAGACGGCCACAACGGGGCGCTACACCTACACCGGAGGCGAGACAACCGGCGGCGCCATCGTATATGACGGCGGCCTGTTCCTGTACTCCCATCACTCCCACGACCCCTGCTGCGGCCAGCTGGTCAACTCGTTCGACCTGGTCCGGCTGCACATGTACGGTGATAAGGATGCCGCAGCCAAAGACGGAACACCAGTCAACAAGCTGCCATCCTTCGTGGCCATGAGTAAGCTTGCACTAGCTGACAAGGCGGTGGCTGACCGGATAGCGCGGGAGAAACATGACGCGGCTGTGACGGCGTTCGCTTCCGCCGAAGGAACCACGGTGACGGATCCTGAAAACTTGGACTGGCTGGGACAGCTGGCAGTGGACGGGAACGGGAATTATAAGAAGATGGTGAACAACATTATCCTGGTACTGCAAAATGATCCGCTTCTGAAAGGCAGAATTGTCACAGATGAATTTGCGGGCAGGGGTCTGGTCTTGGGCGCGGTGCCATGGAACAAGGAGACTGAGAAACGGTTATGGACAGATACGGACATTTCGGGTTTCTACTGGTACATGGAAACGTACTATGGCATTACGGCCCGGAACAACATGACGGATGCCCTGGCGATTGTGGGAGAGCAGAACAAGATTAACGAGGTCAAGCAGTACCTTCAGAGTCTCACATGGGATGGGGTAAAACGGGTGGATACCCTGTTAAGTGTCTACCTGGGAGCCGATGACACGCCCTATACAAGGGCAGTCATGCGTAAGTCACTGTGCGCGGCCGTGGCAAGGGCCGTGGTGGGCGGTGTGAAATATGATAACATGCCCATCATTACAGGACCGCAGGGAATCGGAAAGAGTACATTTCTGGACAATCTGGGGAAGGCATGGTTTTCAGACAGCCTGACATCATTTGAGGGCAAGGATGCCGCGGAGCTGATTCAGGGAACGTGGATTAATGAGGTGGGAGAGCTTACGGCTTTTACGAAACAGGAGACGTCCGCCATCAAACAGTTTTTAAGCAAATGTTTCGATATCTACAGAGCGGCCTATGGCAGGCAGACAGAGAAGCATCCGAGGCGCTGTGTGTTCTTTGGGACCAGCAACGACAATGAGTTTCTGAAGGATGCAACGGGTAACCGCCGGTTCTGGCCGGTGGATGTAGGCCTGCATCCGGCGCAGAAATCCATCTGGACGGATATGCCGGGTGAGGTGGACCAGATATGGGCGGAAGCCTACATGTACTGGGCAATGGGGGAACAGCTGTATCTGTCTAAAGAGATAGAGGCCGCGGCCATGGAGCAGCAGGAGAGCCATAGAGAGCAGTCAGGTAAGGAAGGGATCATACAGGACTTCCTGGAGAAGCCAATACCTTCAAACTGGGATTCGATGGCTCTATTTGACCGCAGGATGTTCTGGAACGGGAATAAGCAGCTGCCGGATGGGGCCACACTCGTGTCGCGTGAAAAAGTATGTGCGGTGGAGATATGGGTGGAATGTTTCAACAGTGATGCCAAGTACATGAAGCGCTCGGACAGCACGGAAATCAACAACATTCTTACCGGTATAAAAGGATGGACACGGAATAAGAGGACCCGTAGATATGGTCCGTACGGGACACAAAAAGGATTCGAACGGGTGTGAACTAACAATAACCGAATGAACGTTCACATGGTTCACGTGGTTCACGCTAAGAAGGTTCACAGGTTCACGGCAAGTTCACAGGGGTGGTTCACTCAAAAAACCTTTATTTACAAGGGTTAATAACTTAATGTGAACCATGTGAACCAATTATCTATATAAGAATAAAAATAGATAAATTAGATACGCGCATATATCACCTAACGTACCTGTTACGTATATCACATACGCGTATAAGGACAGTCGGTATACGGGAGGAATTGAAGATGCTGGAAAAAGATATTGAGAAGGTCCTGGTGGAGGAGGTAAGGAAACTGGGCGGCCGGGCCTATAAATGGGTAAGCCCTGGTAACGGTGGGGTGCCAGACCGGGTAGTGGTATTACCGGACAGGCCGCCGGTATTCGTGGAGCTAAAGGCTGAGAATGGGAAGCTGAGCGTATTGCAAACCGCGCAGCTCAGGCGCCTTCAGGACATGGGGCAGGACGTAAGGGTGCTGAGAGGAATCCAGGAGGTGGAGCAGTTCCTGGAGGACTGCGGAACCGGATTGAAGTTAAGACGGTTTGAAAAGGAGGCGGAGGCAGATGGGGATTGACCACAAAGGACGTGAAGGAGGATGGGGATGGTAGAAACTGTATGTGCATGGTGCGGGAAGAAGATACAGACATATCCATGCAAAGTTAAACCAAGAAATTTTTGTTGCCGAAAATGCCTTGCGAACTATTCAAGTAAAGCAAAGAATCCGAATGGATACCAGAATTTGAAAGACTATACAGGAATGTCCAGGCACATGACGGAACTTAACCAAAAACTTAACCCGGCCAGAATGACATTTCCTACAAGGGTTAAATTGAGTATGGCGCACAGAGGAACTGGAAAAGGAAAGACCTATACCAAGTCTTTTGGAATTCATACGCACCGTATTGTAGCCGCTAGAACATTGGGCAGAGAACTATTACCCGGTGAAATAGTCCACCACATTGATGGAAATAAACGAAATAACAGGCCGGATAACCTGATGGTGTTTCAGAGTCAGGCTGAACACGCCAGATGGCACAAGGAACATAAAGGAGGTGATGCCCTATGATATTCAAACCACATGACTACCAGTTACACTGTATCAACCGGATTATCGAAATAAAAAAGCTGGGTCTCTGGCTTGATATGGGTTAAGGGCCTTGGCAAGACGGTCACCACGCTGACGGCCATCAAGGAACTTAAGTACAACCGGTTCCAGGTACGGCGCGTCCTGGTGATTGCCCCAAAAAAGGTGGCGGAGGGAACCTGGACAAGAGAGGCCGCCAAGTGGGACCACACAAAAATACTGCGGGTGTCCCCTGTACTGGGGAGCCAGTCCAAGCGGGTGAAGGCGCTGAACACGCCGGCCGACATCTACATTACCAACCGCGAAAATGTGGTGTGGCTGGTGGATTATTACCGGAACGCCTGGCCTTTTGACATGGTGGTGGTGGATGAGAGCAGCAGTTTTAAGAGCCACAGCGCTAAACGCTTCAAGGCGTTGGCCAGTGTAGGAGAGCGCATCGACAGAATGGTAGAGCTGACGGGAACTCCATCCCCCAATGGTCTGAACGACCTATGGGCCCAGGTATTCCTGCTGGACGGCGGCGAGCGTCTGGGGAAACGGTACACACATTTCAGGGAACGGTATTTCCAGCCGGATAAGCGCGGAGCAGACGGCATGGTGTACAGTTACGAGGCTAAGCCCGGGAGTGAGGAAGGTATTCTGGAGAAGATATCCGATATCTGCATCAGCATGAAGGCGGAGGATTACCTGCAGCTTCCGGATATCACGTACCATGAGATACCGGTGGAGCTGGACGCAAAGGCTCTCAAAGCATACTGTGAGCTGGAGCGTGAGATGGTTCTGCAGCTGCCAGAGGATGGAGAGGACATTAGTGTAACCAGTGCGGCGGCCCTGAGTAATAAGCTGTTGCAGCTGGCCAACGGGGCTATTTACGACGAGGACAGGCAGGTCCATGAGGTCCATGACTGCAAATTGGAGGCGTTTATGGAGCTGATAGAATCCCTTCAGGGGAAGCCGGCACTTGTGTTCTACAACTACCAGCACGACCGGTCGAGAATCCTTAAGGCCCTGGAGAAAACCGGATTGAGGGTGAGGGAGCTTAAGACGCCACAGGATGAGGATGACTGGAATGCCAGAGAGATAGATGTGCTTCTGACCCATCCGGCCAGCAGCGCCTATGGACTGAACCTGCAGCAGGGTGGGAATCACGTCATCTGGTTCGGCCTTACATGGAACTATGAGTTATACACCCAGGCCAATAAGCGCCTGCACCGCCAGGGACAGCAGGAGAAGGTCATCATCCACCATCTGGTGTGCAGCGGGACACGGGATGAGGATGTGATGCAGGCCCTGCAGCGCAAAGATGATGTACAGAATTGGGTGATGGAGTCCCTTAAGGCAAGGATAAGGAGGATAAAGGATGGTAATTAGATTCAACATCCCAAATGGAAGGATGGAGATAAACTTAGAGACTTTCTTCCAGGAGGCCAGAAGGCCACAGATACGTAAAATGCTTAAGTGGGTAAGCGCTTCCTGGCCGGATGAGGAGAACGCCAGAGAGATTAGGGAATGGCTCACGGGCAGAAGGCAGGATGAGACAGACCGGGCTAAAGCCTTTGCGAAGAAGTATGTGGACTGCCGTACGGAGCTGTCAGAACTGCAGGAGATGTATGAGCGGATGCAGAGCCCCTGTTATGCCGTGTACACCAGAGACAAGGAAAAGCTGATCAATGCAAAGAAGGATGTAAGCCGCTGCAAGGCAAAGACCGTTCGGTATAAAAGAGAGATGGGCGAACACCAAAAGCTGGCCGAACGGTATGAAGGCATACTGAAGGATGCTGATAAGATTCTAGGAGGAAATGATGGAGGAAGTTAAGAAAACAGGATTGACCTTTATAGATACCAGGCGGCTGGCGAATATATCCTACAAGGATATCAAAAATGGTTTTGTAGGCTTCGGCTATTACCTGAAAATCATCCGGGATGAAAAGCTGTGGCAGGGACAAGGTTATGACAGCTTTAACGAGTTTTTGGGTGATGAATACGGCAAGGACAAGTCTTGGGCGTCCAGGTGTATCAACCTGTATGACAAATTTGGCATCCCGGTAGAGCCAGGAGAACTTCCGAGGCTGGAAGATGCATATGAGTCGTACAATGTCAGCCAGCTGATAGAGATGATACCTATGAAGGAGGAGCTGCAGGAGCAGGTCACCCCGGATATGTCGGTCAAAGCCATCCGGGCGCTGAAGCCAAGAAAAGAGAAGAAAGTTGCGACCGTCGCAACCCCGGAGTCGGAGCCGGAACTACCAAAGTCAGAACAGGCTCATCCAGAGAAGTCCGGGAAGTGTATCCACCGGCCGGAATTTGACTGCACTCTGGAGGAGGCCCATAAGCTCATCCCGGGAACCGGGGAGGACTGCAGCCGGGTGTGCTGCTGGGAATGCGTCAGGCGCGGTGACTGTGAGTTGGAATGTTATAGTTCGCAGCGGCGCACGGAGCATCTGGAACCCCCAAAGACAGAGCCGGATTGTCCGCCGCTGGATGCCGCGGATACGCACCGGGAGGAAACGGCCATCCCTTCCCAGGAGGAATGTGTTCTGGACTTTTATCAGCATCACATGTCCAAGCCGTGTGCGCAGGCCGTCAATGACGGGAACGCAAAACTGCTGAGGCAGGAGTTGATAAGCAATCACGGAGAACCCCATAACGGCGGGTCAACGGAGTACGGCTTTTATCAATGCGGCCCGGAACGGATTTATTTCCAGGATAATATGTGCGAGACATTTTTGAGCCTGACCTGGGGCAAGTACGTAAAGGAATTACTCAACCTCTTGGGAAGTGCTGAGGATGAGGCATCAGAACATGAAAACGATGTCCCTGGTATGCCGGAATCCCAGGATACCGTAATTGATGGTGTATTCACGGAGATTCCAGAAACGGAGGAGGACATCCGGGACCCGGAGGAACCCCTAACCGAACTGCAGATTGCCCAGGATGAACTGGCACGTGCAAAAAATCTGCTTAAGGCAGGACTGGAATGTAGGGTAGACGAAAATGACATTTATATCCGCCGGTTGAAACTAAAGGTTTGTGCCCTGGCCAGCTATGTATGCGATTTGGATGCCATCGTGAATCCGCCGTCGAAGCCAGAGCAGCCAGAACTGCCGGTGCTTAAGAACAATGACCAACGGGCTGCCTTCGTGGATGCATATGAGACGTGGCCGTTATGGATTGAGACGAAACAGACCGGGGAACGGTACTACCGGTATGACCTGGAGGACGGCACCAGCATGGTGGTGAAGGTATACCACGCAAGGATATTCGATGGATATACGTCAGGAAGCTATGAGGCCAAATATCATGATGGTTACGGCCGGCATGAGTACTATCTGCTGCGGGATGGAAAGTTATTCCGGGATTGTGAGACGAACCGGGGATTATTGATTGAGAAACTGAAAGAGATTCAGAAGGTGAAGAAAGGATAGGAAGTACTATGTCAGAAAAAATGATTGAAAACAACAAGGTAAGTGTAATTGGTGAGATTGTATCGGAATTTACCTTTAGCCATGAGGCTTTTGGAGAAGGCTTTTATCTGGTTGATGTTGCTGTGAAGCGGCTCAGTGGCCAGGCGGATATCCTGCCGTTAATGGTGTCCGAGCGTTTGCTGGATGTGCGCCGGGATTATTCCGGTGATACGATGGAGGCCATTGGCCAGTTCCGTTCTTACAACCGCCATGAGGGCGCCAGAAACCGCCTGGAGCTGTCCGTTTTTGTCCGGGAGGTCCGTTTCATGAAGGAATTTACAGATTATACAAAGACAAATCAGATATCCCTGGATGGCTACATCTGTAAGCCGCCGGTTTATCGCAGGACTCCCCTGGGTCGTGAGATTGCGGACATCCTTCTGGCCGTCAACCGGCCGTATGGCAAGTCTGATTACATACCATGCATCAGCTGGGGCCGGAATGCCCGGTATATATCCGGCCTTGAGGTGGGGGCCAGGGTCAGGGCATGGGGCCGGGTACAGAGTAGGGAATATGTGAAGCAACTGAGTGAGACCGAGTGTGAGAAACGGATTGCGTATGAAGTCTCAGTCAGCAGACTGGAGGAGGTTAAAGATTATGTTCGTGAAACAGATTGATATGATAGAGGCTCTGCGGCTGGCTGCCGTAGGCCAGGAGATTAACCTTATGGCACCGAACACCCCTGAGCCGAAGCGGTGGGAGGACTATTCCCCGGATACACTGCAGAACCTGCTGGACGGCTGTCTGTTCTTCCGGAATGAACCAGCAATGGATAATTCCAGGCTTGAGCAGATGATGCCCCCCGTTGACAAAAATAAAAGCGGATCCAGGGATTCCTGCGTGGAAGATAGGTCCGCAGTGGACGGTCATCCCAAACGGGCCAAGAGGGTAGACAAGGGCAAGGTGATGGCGCTGCATGAAGCAGGCCGGAGCAACCGATGGATTGCGGATGATATGGGGCTGCATGAAGGGACAGTGTGCAGAGTTCTGAAGGAGATGAAGGAGGAGAGCCATGAGAAAGATTAAATTATTCCCGGCGCCGCATACGGAGCTGCGTCTGGATGTGTCAGACGAGATGGAGAAGGACTACCAGGAGTGCCGAAGGATGGCACAGTCGAGAGATGATGGTAAGGACTGCAATACCTGCAGCTGGAGACCAGTGGAGATAGAGGACACCGGGTTGTGTGAGTGGCCCGAGGTAATAAGGCAGATGGATAGAGACCTTGTGGAGGAGTCTGGTGATGACGGCTGTAATCAGAATTAACATTTGGAGGAAGTATGGATAAAGAAACAGCATTAAAGGTTTTACAGGAAAAGTATCATATCGAAGGGCCAATTAAAATTGTTCAGGACGAGTTAGAAGCCAGAGAAGTAGCTGTTGCACTTCTCGAAAGAGCTGTTAACCCTTTGAAGGCCGAAAGCACAGGCTATGATGAAGCATATGCCGAATTTTTTAGATGTCCAGTTTGTGGCGGTGAAAACGCTTTTAAGGGAAGCAATTATTGTCCTGATTGTGGACAGCGGATAACCACCGGTTAATCAACAAAACTGATATTTGTGCTACGAAGGGAGATTAAATCATGTGGAAGATTATATTTACATACCCCGATGGTGTTAAGGTAAAACTGACCAACAGTACCAGGCCAATGGATAAGTCCATGGCTAACAAGTATTATGATACCTACGGTTATAACTCTGACGGTGGTGTATTCCAGCAGTATCCAAAGAAAAAGTACAGGCCCATAGCTATGGCTACTGTGGTGGATATCCTGAATGCTGGTGGAGGTTTAGAGAAAGAGATATTGATTGATGCAGATGATTAGGAGGTACCCGTGAGAAAGAAAGGCAGTAAGCAGTCCAAGGTCAGCCGCATCGACCGCAGCAAGGCCCTGGCCGCTCAGGCCGACGAGGCCATCAAGGAGCGTATCCGGACGGCGCCAGCCTACATGTACACCAGCCTGTGCCCGGTTCCGGAGCTGCGGGAGCCGCCGAAGGGAGTGATTGTACGTGGCATCAAGACCTGTGTACTATGACTTGTATGATTGTGGCCAATACGACGGCCGGTACAGAGCAGCGGAGCTGATGGTAATGCTGGGCATCCGGCACCGGCAGCAGATAGAGCATTACAGTGATGTGGGTATCCTGTACCAAAAGCGATATACCTTTGTGAGGGTGGAGGATGGGAACGCGTCAGAACTGGCCTATGAATGGGACAGGGTGACACAAGTATTGAAGGGATGCGGGCACGATTTGGGCAGGATACCGATTGTGGTATCTAGGGATAAGCGGAAGAGGAGGTGATGCCGGTGGATAAGGAGGTGCTGATACAGTATTGCGAGATGAAAGAGGAGATAAAGGACATAAGGCGACGGATTCAGAAGCTGGACAGGTTCCTGGAGGAGCCGCACCAGGTATCAGATACGGTGAAGGGTACAAGGCGGGATGGGACGATAGGAAGCATTAAGGTCACGGGATACCCCGTGCCGGAGCATTACCGGAAGCAGCGGCTGAGGGAGCGGTACAGGCAGCTTCTGGCGCGTAAGGAGGCGGAACTGCTGGAGCTGACCTGCCAGGCGGAGGAATATATACAGGGCATACCAAAGAGCGAGGTGCGGACCATGTTCCGTCTGTATTACATAGATGGCCTGCCTTGGTGGAAGGTGGCACAGGCCATGAACCGGATGTTCCCAAAGAGGCGGGTTAAGTTTACGGAGGACAGCTGCCGGGTAAGAAATAATAGATTTTTTGAAGAAATTTAAAAATGTTCGGCCATGTTCGCTTGAAAAGTGCTAATATGCTATCATGCGGAAGCCAGAGGGTGGAAGCATCCTCCCCCATTTAAGCAACGGCCGCCAGGTGTCACACCCTGGTGGCTGACTCGCTGGCATTGCGACTGCGGCACAAGGTACCGCTGAATATGTCAGCATGGCGTACTGGCGCATCGGGTATCCAGATGCTGGGTACTTAGATGCAGGTACGCATTGTTGCGAGGTAGAGCAGTCTGGCAGCTCGCCGGGCCCATAACCCGGAGGCCGCAGGTTCAAATCCTGCCCCCGCTATTCAGACAGATATTACAGAGCCTTGATTTTTTCCTTCGGATTAGTCCCTATTTTAATTAGTAGGGACTAATTTTTTTTTCTTTATAAAATGAATAAAAAGATTTATTATGTGTAAACTAATAATAAAAAGGTTAAAAGTATGATAAATGAAAATGATGTAAAAAAAGAATATACTATGTATCTTTTCCACATAATGCTTGCTGAAGAATTTCCTACGTATATTATGTCATATGAAGAATTTAGAGATTCATATATTGAAGATGCCTGTACTCCATGATATTATATTAATAATATGCAGGGGGAGGTATTTTGAATGAATGAAAATATGCTAAGAATGGCTCTTGTAATAAATACAAGTCATGATAATTTTATAAAGAATTTATCCAATATTTTGCTATATCTTTTATATAATGATGGAAGTCCAAACCAATATACAGCAGATGAATTGAAGGATTTGGTAGAAAAAACTATACATTTACAATTTACAGTTAACGAAATAGAAAGTGCACTCAAAAATTGTGAATCAGACAGATTGATATTTAAGTATAATGATAAGTACACCTTAGATGAATTGGGATGTAAAAAGGTTACAAGGAATAGTAACAATGATATAAAAAGACTGATTGACAAATATTTGTTAGTCTATCAAATTGAAGGTTACGGTCATGAAGATTTATTTCAATTAATTTGTAATTATTTGTATAATCTCTTAGATAGTAATATAAAAGATTTATTGCATCTTCTCGATATAGAAAAACGGGCTATGTTAGAGATTCAAAATGAGGATAGTGGTTATACAAATGAACAAAGGCGAATTATTAATGACTTTTTAGATTGGGATGACAAAGAGAAAAACGAAATTCTTTTTAGATTAATAGCATTCAGCGTGGACTATTGTAGATTAACTACTAAAAAAAATATAAATTCTTTTACAGCGTTGCTAAAAGGCAAAAAGTTTTACATTGATGCAAATGTTATTTATCGTTTAATGGGAATAAATAATGAGTCACGTAGAAAGGCTATGAAGGAATTCGTAGAAAAATGTAGAGAAACAGGTATAGAATTACTATATACAAATGTTACATATAAAGAGTTGACAGAAACATTTGTGTATTACGTTGATAAAATCAAACAAGTTTTACAGGTAACTAATGCATCGCCTACAAAAATAAAGAAATTATATGATGTTAAAGATGATAATGGATTTTATGATATATATTATAAGTGGGCTGGAGAAAATAAATCTTACGGTAAATGGAATGATTTTCTATATTATCTAAAGGGACAACTCCGAGATACTATTGCGTCTTTCAGAAAAGTAACAATACAGAATAGTCAAGTTTTTGATAAAGAAAAATTTGAGATTCTTGTAGATGATCTCGAATGTTTTAAACGTAATAGTAGTAACAGTAATCGTCGAAGCATTAATAGGGTAAATGTAGAGTACGACATTAATAATATTTTACATCTCTTGGATGAAAGAAAAAAGAATGGAAAAAATGCATGGGAAATTAATGAGTATATGATTTCCGCAGATCATGGATTAGTTGAATGGGCGGATAGAATGTTTCTGGGGGAAGTTCCATATGTGGTCCTTCCAAGTATTTGGTATTCATTACTCTTGAAATTAACTGGTCGTACAGAAGATGATTATAAGGCTTATGTAGAGTTTATGAAATTAAGATATACTCAAACTATAAACTATACTCCAGAAGAGATTATATACGATATTACCCAGTTAACAGAAAAGGGAGAAATTCAAGATCGTGTTATTGATATTTTAACAGACGAAAATTTATTAATAACAAAGGATAACGAACAACTAGAGATACAGGAAAAGGTTAGGATTGCGTATGATAAAGCTGTTGATGAAATAAGAAAAAATGAATATAATGATGGATATAGTCTTGGAAATGTAGAGGGATATCGAAGCGGAAAAGAGGATGCAGAAAAATTTTCTTATGAAAAGGGAAAACGAGTTGCCACGCTCGAGATAAAAAAAGATGCATTGCTGCGGCAAATTGCTGACAAAGCGAAGAAAAAGAAAAGAATAAACTATATTATTATTGGAATAGGTACTATATTTATATTAGCGGTTGTATTTTTAGTTTGCAAGTGGGTGTGGCATGATTTGTCCCCTGATAAAGTTGATCAATTTGATTTAATAATTACAATACTGTCGTGTGCATTAGGAGGGACGGTGTGGATGATGATTAAATATTTTTTATGTGTAGATTTGAAAGTTTTAGAAGATAGGGAGCGTAATAAGGTGATTGATGAATTAGATGATATCGAAAGGAATCTTAAAGAATTAAAATGAGTAAAACACTTGGAGTGTCAAAAGGGGCCATCTTCGGGAGGCTCCTATTCCATACCCCAAAACAAACAAAGGAAAGGCAGCCTAATCGGCAGCCTCATCCTCCGAAATAAAATTGTTTATGAATTTTTTAATTTCAGTTGTGGGAGTAGTTCCCATTATGTCGCATTTGGCCTTGAATGCATCCAGGACCTCTGGTTTCAAGTCAAGAGGAAAACGGACATACTTAGTGCGTAGATGCTTTTGCTGAGATGTATATTTCTTATCTTCAGACATGTAGGGCCTCCTAATATTTGATAAATTGGATGGTACTGCTGATTATTAAATACAAAAGTATTATAATTACCAGCAGTTTTGATGCTAAAAGGATACTGCCTAATATTGGCTTCTTTTTGAGCATTGTTATCATGAAAGACTTGTGGTATAATATTGTTGGAAGGAAAGGGGCTCGCGCCCCAATCCCTAAACGATTTTGGTAAGTGCTTCAATCACCAGTAGGATGATGTATGCTTTTACCAGTAGCTCAATGAGTTGGTCGCACAACTTGTTGAGCTTTTTGATTTTCTTTGGTAAGTCTTTCATGTGTTCACCTCCTTTCTATGATTTAATTATAGCATATACGTACGTATATGTCAAGCAAAATATGTACATTTATAAGTTTTTGCATCTGCGGATACCTGCAGGTGCTTTTATTATGCCATGACAAGAGGTGGTGATTATGCCAAGACCCAGGAGCCCTAACAGGGACAAAGCGCTGCAGCTATGGCTGGACAGTGGACGGAAACGCCAGTTGAAAGACATAGCTGCTGAGTTGCAGGTATCAGAAGAACAGATTCGTAAATGGAAAAATCAAGACAAGTGGGATAAAGTAACGTTACCAAATGCGAAAGGTAACGTTACTAATCATAAAGGAGCTCCTGCGGGTAATCAAAATGCTGTTGGCCATGGGGCTCCAAAACAGAATAAGAACGCAGAAAAATACGGTTTCTTTAGCAAGTACTTGCCTGAGGAGACCGTTTCCATTATCCAGGAGATGCCCACGGACCCGCTGGACATCCTATGGGACCAGGTGCAGATAGCCTATGCTGCCATCATCCGGGCGCAGTCCATTATGTATGTGAGGGACCAGAAGGACGTGACCATCACTAAGATAGGCCAAAAGGATGGGGAGACGGTCACTGAGGAGCGCTGGGAGGTACAGCAGGCCTGGGATAAGCATGGCAATTTTCTGCAGGCGCAGGCCAGAGCCCAGAAGACGCTGGAGGGTCTTATCAAACAGTATGATGAGCTGCTGCATAAAAACTGGGAGCTGGCCAGCGCGGAGCAGAAGGCAAGGATTGCGGTCCTGAAATCCCAGGTTGAGAAGGACGAAGAGAAGCCAATTCAGATTACCTTTGCGAAGGCGGGTGAGGTACATGGCTGATGTACACAACGTAAAATTTGTGTTGAATGACCATTTCTTCGACTTCGTACACGATTGGGACCATAAGCTCTACCTGACTGTCGGTGGTTATGGCAGTTCTAAGAGCTACCATATTGCCGTGAAGCTGATTAAGAAGCTGCTGGAGGAAAAACGCAAAGCCCTGGTGGTCCGCGAGGTATTCGATACCATCCGGGATTCCTGCTATGACCTTCTGATGGAAGTGGCCGAAGCCATGGAGGTGACAGACTATATCACGTTTACCACGTCCCCGATGCAGGTGCGCTTCAGGAACGGCAGCCGCATCATCTTCAAAGGCATGGATAAGCCGGCAAAGCTGAAATCCCTGAATGGTGTCAGTATCGTCTGGATAGAGGAGTGTTCCGAAGTCAAGTATGCGGGATTCAAGGAGATTCTGGGACGTCTCCGTCATCCGACCCTCAGCAATCACATTATTCTGTCCACAAACCCTGTGAGCAAAAGCAACTGGGTTTACAAGTATTTTTTTCAGGACAAGGCAGCCGGCTACAAGGTGTTGGATGATGAGGAACTGTATCAGAACCGAATAATGGTGGTCGGCAACACGTACTATCACCACAGCACTGTGGATGACAACTACTTTGTACCGGCGGATTACATCGAGCAGCTGGACGAGCTGCAGCAGCATGATCCAGACTTGTTCCGGGTGGCCAGGAAAGGGCGCTTTGGTATTAACGGAAGGCTGGTGTTCCCGCAGTTTGAAGTACGTACCGAAAGAGAAATTGCTGAATGCATAAAGGTGATTACCAATCCGATTGAAAAGAACGGAATGGACTTTGGTTTCGTGACCTCCTACAATGCTGTGGTACGAATGATGATAGACCACGATAATAAAATTCTTTATCTGTATGACGAATATTATTCCAGAGATAAGACAGACCCGGAGATTGCGCAGGACATAGAGAAATGGAAGGGCATACTTATAAAGGCTGACTGCGCAGAACCAAAGGCAATCCGATATTACAAACAACAGGGATTCCGGATGAAGCCCTGCAAGAAGTTCCAGGGGTCCCGGGAGGTGTACACCAAAAAGGTCAAGCGGTTCAGGAGTATTGTATGCTCAGACCGATGTCAGAACATCATCAATGAGCTGAAGGAATTGACATTTGCCGTGGATAAGGATGGGGAAATCATTGAGGATGAATTCAATATTGACCCCCATACACTATCCGCTATCTGGTATGGACTGGATGATTACGAGGTATCAGACCTCAAAGGAGGCAGCATATCGGTCTTAAAGTAAAGGAGGTGGTGGGATGCCACAGGCCATGACGATTGATATTGTAAAGGAACTAATAAAGAGCTATTCCGCAGGGCACCGACGTTTTGTCCGGGAGTCCAAGGCGGCAGAACGGTATTATGAGAATAAGAATGATATTCTTTTTGGTATAGGGAAGAACCGGGACAATGACCCGCTGAGAAATGCGGATAACCGGATACCGCGGAACTTTCACGGCCTGCTGGTCAACCAGAAGGCTGCTTATATGTTTTCAGCGCCGCCGCTGTTTGATGTGGGAAATGAAAAGGCGAATAGGCAGATAGCAGACCTGCTGGGGGATAAATACGCCAAGGTATGCAAGGACTTATGCATAAAGGCCTCAAACTGCAAGGTGGCGTGGCTGCACTACTGGAAGGATGATGACGGGCAATGGAAGTATGGGGTTATTGACCCAAAGCAGATTATCCCAGTCTATTCCGCGGACTTGGACCGCCAGCTGGATGCCGTGCTGCGGACCTATAAAACCAGGGATGTTATTGACGGTAAGGCCATCTATGTGTGGGAGTACTGGACGGTAGAAAAATGCTATGTGTATAAAAAGAAAAGCAGTTCCATCTCTGAAACAGGGTTGGAGCCGTATAACGCATATGAGCTGACCGGCTCCCCGGATGAGAGTATGGAGCAGACGAATGTGTTTGAGCATGGTTTTGGAGAAGTGCCATTCATCCCATTTTATAACAATAATATTCCCACAGATGATTTAACCAATATAAAGCTGCTGTCAGATGCCTATGACAAGGTATTCAGCGGCTTTTTAAATGACCTCGAGGACACGCAGGAAATCATATTCATACTGACTAACTATGGGGGCCAGGACCTCAAGTCTTTCATTGCGGAATTGAAAGAATACAAGGCAATTAAGGTGGAGACTGACGGCGCTGGAGGGAGCGGAGGTGTGGAGGCCTTGACTATCAGTATTCCGATAGAGGCCAGAGAGAAATTTCTGGAGATTACCAGGAAAGCAATCTTTGAACAGGGAATGGGTGTGGATCCGGATCCGCAGAAGTTTGGAGATACCTCCGGGGAAGCGCTGAAATACCTGTACTCCCTTTTGGAGCTGAAGGCGGGCCTGATGGAGACGGAGTTTAAGCTGGGGTTTGGCCGGTTGGTACGGGCCATATGTCATCATCTGGGGGCCGAGTGTAAGCAGATAACGCAGACATGGACCAGGACGGCTATCCGGAGTGAATCGGAACTGGCTGACATCGCTACAAAAAGCACGGGCGTCATCTCCCATAAGACCATTCTTAAGAATCATCCATGGGTGGAAAATGCAGAGGAGGAAGAAAAGCAGCTGAAGAAGGAAGAAGATGAAAATGCGCAGAAGGTAGATTTGTACCAGCAGGCATTCAAGCAGCAGGGAAAACAGGAGGAAGAGGAAGGCGGTGAAGGGGATGAGACTTAAATCAGTCTGTATTAATGAGAAGGAGCAGATTTTCCTGGATGGGATAGAAGTTAATAATGTGACAGATTACAAATTAGAAAACTCCGCCGGGTCAAATGAGCCAGCGAAGTTGACGGTGACGATGTTGGTTAATGTAGACCAAGTTGGCTCTGTATTGCAGAGGTGACTACACCAACAGCGATCTCTTTTAATGCATGTAAAGACTCAGAACCAACGGATTTGGCAATAACCTTGGTTTTATTCCATGTAGTATCAGAACGTATATCAGCTAAAAACTGGTGGCCTGGATAGGTTAAGTCAAAGATTTTCCATACCCGCGGTGTTGTGTGTCCCATTATATTTATTGCTGTGGCATTAAGAAATCCTGCATCGATGAGCTGGAGGCAATGGTAGTTCAACTCGTCCTCTGAATAGTTAGGAAGTTTGTTACAAAGTTCGGACATTGAATAAGCGGTATCATATTCTATTGATTCAACTGTAATTAAAATATTGCGGATACAGTCCGAAATTAGGCGCATAGAAACCTCCTTTTCTTACTCCGTACTTTTCGTCAGAATTGGCGTAAAGTCCTCGTTCTTTAGTGTTTGGGTAGCCCTGATAAAGATATTATAGACCAGAAGAAAACGAAAAGCAATGAGAGGAGGTGTGCCCCACGGCTAAAAATACAGACTATTGGGGAAAACGCATGGCTTCCCTGGAGGATGACCAGTACCAGCGCAGCGCAGCCTATTACAAGGATGTCCAGCGCCAGTACATAAGAGCCACCAACAGTATCCAGATGGACATTGGCCGGTGGTACCAGCGCCTGGCAGACAACAATGACATCAGTTATGCGGGTGCCAAGAAGCTGCTTAAGAAGAATGAGTTGGAGGAGTTCAAGTGGACGGTCGAGGATTACATAAAAGCCGGAGAGGAAAATGCAGTTGACCAGCGCTGGATGAAGGAACTGGAGAATGCATCCGCTCGCCACCATATATCCTACCTGGAGGCAATGAAGCTTCAAATGCAGCAGCACGCAGAGCTGTTATCAACGGAGTTCGAGGGGGGCATGACGGATTACCTGCATAAGGCCTATGGGGAGCAGTATTACCGAACCGCTTTCGAGGTGGCGAAAGGGACCGGGGCGGGAACCAATCTGGCCCGGCTGGATGACAGGAAGATAGAAGCTGTCATCAAAAGGCCATGGGCGCAGGACGGGGAGGACTTCTCGAGTCGAATCTGGACAAATAAGGATAAATTAGTCAGAAACCTGCATACTGAGCTGACGCAGAACATCATCCGTGGTGAGTCTCCTCAGAAAGCCATAGACAGCTTGTCAAAGACCATGGAGGTCAGTCGGAGTCAGGCCGGGCGCCTCATCATGACTGAATCCGCGGCCATCTCATCGGCGGCTCAAAAGGACTGCTTGAAGGAACTGGGAGTGGAGAAGTATGAGATTCTGGCCACGCTGGACGGCCAAACCTCTGAAATATGCAGGGATATGGACGGTAAGGTCTTTGACATGAAGGATTACAAGGTGGGCATTACAGCACCGCCTTTTCACCCCAATTGCAGGTCCACCACGGTGCCGTACTTTGACGATGAGTTTACAGAAGGGGAACAGCGGGCCGCTAGGGATGGGGACGGAAAGACATATTATGTTCCGGCGGACATGAAGTACCGAGAGTGGGAAGAACAGTTCTTGGTTGAAAAGACATATAATTCTGGTATAATAAAAGAGAAGGGAACCATATATGGGGGTATACCAAAAAATTGGAAGAGGATACATGGAGATGAAGTCCCTCTTAACAGTGTTAATCCGAATTTTAAACATTATGTAAAGAACGGATACAGCGAAAACTGCACAAACTGTGTTTCTGCCTATGAAATGCGGAGGAGAGGGTATAATGTAACTGCAAAGCCAATTAAGGGAAATCATTATTTACAAAGGCATCCAGAGGAAGCCTGGATAAATCCGGAAATACGAGAAACAACGGAAAATGGATTAAATGATATTAAAAGAACATTGAAAGAATGGCAGGACGGAGCAAGGGCAGAGGTATCAGTTAGATGGAAAAATAATGCGAATGGCCATGTCTTTGTTGCGGAAGTAAGGGATAAGGAAGTCCATTTTTATGATGTGCAATCAGGCAAAGAATTTTCAAACGAGATTTTTGATTATGTTCAAGAGGGAAGAACAAAGTTTTGGAGAATTGATAATATTGAGCCATCGGATAGGGGCATAACTGCTTGTGAGGCGGGGTGATAAAGATGAAATTTGAAGAAGCATGTGAAGCTGCAATGGAATACTTTAAAACAGGATATGGAGATACCGGATTATGTTCAATTAAGGATTTGGGGGACAGATGGCTATTTAATGGGGCCAACGGAGAAGAAGAGGCGATTTACGGAAAGCAGGGAATCGCAATCGTCAAAGATAGCGGCAAACAGGAGCTGTTTTATCTTCCCGATATAAGTAATTTCAAGCTGTTAGATTCTGCAGTTAATATTGAGATACCTGTGGAATACAGATTATAGAGTACCACCAGTCAGTAATGGCCGGTGGTATTTTATTGTTGCGATATCGCAACGGGAAGGAGTGCTATGTATATAAACAAAGAGGATTACGATATCTATTTCAATGACGAACTGATTGAAGAAGTCATAGACATTGATACACGGGAAGTCTTGCGATTAGGTGACAAAGGGATAGGAGAATGCCAGGATATCCTGACGGTGACATTTTTAGGGCCTAGAGGAAGGTTGCTCCAGGCGATAGACAGCGCAGAGAAGTTCAGTTTCAAGAGAAAATCGGTGTAAAAGGCACGCAGGTTTATCCTGACGTGTCATTTTTATACTCAGAGAAAGGAAAGAGGACATGAAAAAAGAAGATTTTATTGCCCTGGGAATCAGCGAAGAGCTGGCGATCAAGGCGGAGCAGGAATCAAAGAAGGAGTTGGAGGGCTACGTCCCTAAAGCGGACATGGAGGCCCTCAACGCCACAAAGGCCCAACTGGAGAAAGACATCAGGACCAGGGACAAACAATTGGAGGAACTGAAGAAGGCCAGTGGCAGCAGCGAGGAGCTCCAGAAACAGATTACGGACCTGCAGGCAGAGAATAAGGCTGCCAAAGAAAAATATGAGGCGGATATGAAGGAACTGAAGCTGACCACCGCCATCAAACTTGCAATCAGTGACTCCGCCCATGACGCTGACCTTGTGTCCGGACTTGTTGATAAAAGCAAGCTGCTCCTGGGGGACGACGGGAAAGTCACTGGCCTTGAAGAACAGGTGAAGGCACTGAAGGAAGGTAAGGCATTCCTGTTCAAGGATTCTACTCCTGCGGCCGCCAGGCAGGGAAGCGGAAAAACCGGTTATAAACCCAAGGCCGGCGAGACATCAGAGGGTGGCTGGGCCAAGACAGTGGCGGAGAGTCTGAACAAAGAAACCTCAAAAAACCCCTATGCGGATGCATGGGCAACAAAATAGAGAAAGAGAGGAAATGACATGTATTTAGTAAAGAAGACGTACGATAATTCTCCGGAGTTCCTGCGGAATGAGCATTATGAGAACATCACCTGTACGGTACTGGACACCGGGGTGACAGCGGACACCGAGGGGAAGAAATTTATTCTGGCAGGCAGTCTGCTGGACAAGGATGGAAAGATGGTAAAGGTTGCGCGCAGCGGGAGCTCCGGGGCTTATACGTACACATTTTCCACGGAACCCGTTGGCATTCTTTTCGCAACCACTGAGGTCACATACGGACAGCAGGCCGGGGCCCTGATGATTGCCGGTTCCGTCAACACGGAGCGGCTGCAGGGGGAATACCTGGTTGATGCTGTGGACCAGATGGTGGAAAAGATGCCATTTATTAAATTTTTTGTGGATGGGAGCCTGCAGGTCAAGGCTGCCACACCCACAGTATAAGGAGGATTAAGACATGCCAAGAGTAGAAGAATTATTAACACCACAGGAGCTGATTGATTACACGAAAGAAAGGCAGACCGAAGCCTATATGGGTGAGTTGCTTTTTCCGGAACGTAAGACCGAAGCAATGGAAATTAAGATGATTAAGGGTGCGTCCGACCTTCCCGTATCTGCCCATATTCATGCGTTTGATACGGAGACAGAACTGGGCTCCAGAGAAGGCGCTGATTACAGCATGCAGGACCTGGCCCTCATCAAGAGGAAAATCCGTCTGGGCGAGAAGGAAATTATTGCCCTTGAAAGTCCCAGGAATGACCAGGAAGAGGCGGAGATGGTCCGGAAAATTTACAGTGACGTGGATAACCTGGTGGCGGGAGTGAAAACCAGGGTCGAGTGTCTGAGAATGGAAGCCCTGTCCACAGGAAAGCTTTCCATCAATGAGAACGGCTTCAAGGCAAGCATTGATTATGGAATTCCGAGCACGCATAAGGCTGATAAGACATGGGGGAGCGGTGACCCCACTATCTTGGAGGATATGGATGCCTTTGTGGACCGGATTGTAAAAGACACCGGGTTCACACCAACACGGGCATTGACATCCAAGACCAATCTGAACCGAATTTTACGGGACCACAGGATACGCTCTGCAATCTACGGTGTGAACAGTGAACGGGTGCTTACCAGGGCGGAGCTGAATGCATTCCTTGCCCAGCAGAGCCTGCCGCAGATTGCCATTTATGACAAACAGTACCGCCAGCAGGATGCAAAGGGGAAATATTCGTCCGCGCGCTTCCTTCCGGAATCTGCATTCATTATGATGCCGGATGGGAAACTGGGGGATACATTCTATGGCCTCACGGCCGAGGAGCTGGAGCTCCGTAAGAATCCGGATGTGGATGTGTCTGCTGTAGGGAATATCGTGGTGGTACAATATGACACGGTAGACCCTGTCGGCCGGTGGATTAAGGCAGTTGCCACGGCCATGCCTTCATTCCCGTATGCAGACCAGGTATTTATTGCCACCATTTCGTAAGGAGGGGCCATGGACCTAATGAAGCTGAAGGCGTTATTGGGGATACCTGAAGGCGACACAACACAGGACATCGCCCTGCAGTTCCTTATGGAGGATGTGGATGAGACTATCCGGAACTACTGTAACTTAAAAGCAGTTCCGGCAGGCTTGACCAACACATCATACCGGATGGCAATAGACCTGTACCGGTATGAGCGTCCCGGGGATGGGGAGGCGCCGGCCCGGGTATCATCCATATCGGAAGGGGACACATCCACCAGCTTTACAAGTGTGGCGGATGCCTTATCAGGCGGTATCCTGAAGGATTACCAGGGGCAGCTTAACCGGTACAGGAAGCTGAGGTGGTAGAATGGTAAGTGAGGCAATCAAACGGGCACAGAGGATGCACAGGAAGGCCATAGAGGCCACTTACGATGGAACATGCAGGATTTATGGTATGCAGTCTGTAAAGGACCCTGTGACGAAGGTGACGAGGCAGGAGGAGACCCTTGTACAGGATGGTATAGCCTGCCATCTGTCTTACTCCAGCACGGCGCTGGCGGCCGGCAGTGATACGGTTACGGGTGTGGCACAGACCATCAAGTTGTTTCTGGCTCCGGAGCCTGTGGTTCCCCCAGGCAGCCGGATTGAGGTCACCCAGCAGGGCCGGACCGAGAGTTATGCTCAGAGTGGCAAGGCCGCGGTATACTCCTCCCATCAGGAGATTCTTCTGGAGATATGGAAGGAGTATGCATAATGGCGAATGGAGGAAGTTTTGATTTTCGGGAAATAAAGAAGCTGCAAAAGCAGATAGAACGTCTGGAGCAGGAGAGGGATGCCTTCAACCGGGAATGCATCCAGGAATTAGCCTCCCGCCTGCTGAGGAAAGTTACGCAGAGAACACCGGTAGGCAAGGCTCCTAAGCTGGATGGACCGAAGACAGTAAAGGTAAAGGGTTCCGATGGTAAGACAAGGACCTTTCTGTCAAAGAATGGAGTTATAAAGCAAAAATACTGGGCTGGATATCAGGGCGGGACGTTAAGGCGCGGCTGGACGGTGGGTGACATCCAGAGGATAGGGGATAACTACCAGATTGAAATTATCAACCCGACCGAATATGCGTCCTATGTGGAATATGGTCATCGGCAGACACCTGGGCGCTATATCCCAGCCTTAGGCGTAAGTGCAAAAAAGGCCTGGGTCCCGGGAAAGTTCATGCTTACCATATCGGAAAAAGAAATCAACGACCTGGCGCCGAAGCTGATAGAGAAAAAGCTGGAAGCAAAACTTCGGGAGGTGTTCGATGCTTAATAATATCATGGATGCTGTCACCAGGCGGCTGAATGAACTGTTTGGCGATGGTTATGAAATTTACACAGATGCGGTAGAACAGGGCCTTAAGGAGCCTTGTTTTTTTGTGCAGTTTCTGGAACCGTCTGAAAAGCCGATGATTGGTCAGAGATACTATCGTGAGACGGCTATGTGTATCCAGTACCTTCCTGGCGATACCCCCCAGCCCTCTCGTGAAATGAACCGGACGGCGGACATCCTCATGGACGGGCTGGAGTATATCACATTAGAGGATGGCAGCCTGCTGCGGGGGACCGGCCGCAGTCACAGGACAGAGGATGGCGTGCTCACCTTCTTTGTCAGTTACAATATGTTCGTCATAAAACCGGAGCCACAGGAGGCATCAATGGAGGGGCTGGAGGCCAACACACAGTTAAGGAGGTTTGGAATTTGAAAGAAACAAAACAGGGAGAAGCAACATTTTTAAAACAGGAACTGCTGGAGGCGGAGTGCTACCAGGGAAAGAAGGACCTGGTGAGTGCCCTGCTGGAAGATGGCAGGAAGTATTCATTGAAAGAAGTGGATGCGGTAATAGATAAATTTATGAAAGGAAAGGTGAAATAAATGTTAGGAGGCGGAAGCTTTACGGTTCAGAATAAAATACTTCCCGGGGCTTATATCAATTTTGTGAGTGCTGCCAGCAGCGTTGCGGTACTATCAGACCGTGGGACGGCGGCAATCCCTCTGGAGTTTGGCTGGGGGCCGGAAAAGGAGGCTTTCATTGTGACCGCCCAGGATTACCAGGAGCGGTGCCAGGAGATATTCGGGTATCCGGCAGATGCGCCGCAGATGTGGCAGGTCAGGGAGTTATTCAGGAATCTGACGAAAGGTATCTTTTACCGGCTCAATGGAGGAGTTAAGGCTGCTTGTGATTATGGACAGGCGAAATACAGTGGAGTACGCGGCAAGGACCTGATGCTGGTCATCAGCGCCAATGTGGACGACAGCACGAAGTTTGATGTGAAAACCATGCTTGATAAAAAGGAGGTGGACCGCCAGACCGTGGCAGTGGCATCAGAGCTCAAGGATAATCTGTACGTTGTGTTCAAGAAGGATGCAACTCTGGCAGCAACGGCTGGAATCCCATTTACTGGTGGGACGAACGGGGAAGCGGTGAACGGAGAGGACTATGCACAGTTCTTGGCCAGGATGGAGTCCTATACATTCCAGACATTGTGCTGCCCATCCATGGATGATGCAGTCAAGGCTGTATTTACGGAGTATACCAGGCGGATGCGTGACGAGGCCGGCGTGAAGTTCCAAACAGTGATGTACCGGATGGCTGATGCGGACTATGAGGGAATCATATCCGTGGAGAACAAGGCGGCAGAGCTGGAGCAGGGGCTTGTGTACTGGACCTGCGGGGTTCAGGCGGCCTGTGCGGTTAACAAGACCAACGAGAACCGCGTATACGATGGTGAACTCACGGTGGATGTGGATTACACGCAGGAACAGCTTGCGAGGGCTGTCCGTTCAGGAAAATTCATGTTCCATCGCGTGGGTGATGATGTGCGAGTCCTGATGGATATTAACACGTTGGTGACCTTTACGGAAGAGAAGAAGGATGATTTCTCGAATAATCAGACTGTGCGCGTCCTGGACCAGATTGGCAATGATATCGCATCCATGTTCAATACAAAGTATCTGGGCATCATGCCAAATGACGATGCGGGTCGGGTGAGCCTCTGGAATGACATTGTGACCTACAATAAAGAACTGGCAAGGCTGCGGGCGATTGAGGCCGTGGAGTCCAAAGAAATCACGGTAGAGCGCGGGAACAGCAAGCGGTCTGTTGTGGTGAATTGCCCGGTGACACCGATTAACTGTATGTCGCAGTTATATATGATAGTGGTCGTTAGCTGAGAAAGGAGATACATAGATGAATGATATAACCATGAATGCTTGGGAGGCAATCAGCGCAACGAAGGCAGAGTGTTTCATTACAATTGATAATGAACGGTTCCTGTTCATGCAGGCGCTAAACCTGGAGGCAAAGCTTGAAAAGGTAAAAACAGAGGTTCCAATACTTGGTCGCATGATGAAAGGCAACAAGGCCATCGGCCTGAAGGGGTCCGGTTCCGCAACATTCCATTATAATACGAGCCGTTTTAGGGAATTGATGTATAGGTTCCAGAACACAGGGAAAGACGTATATTTTGACATACAAGTGACGAACGAAGATCCATCGTCCAGTGTGAGGCGACAGACAATCATCCTGAATGATTGCAATATAGACAATCTGGTCCTGGCAAGATTTGATGCAGATGCGGAATACCTGGAGGATGAGTTTGATTTCACTTTCGAAGGATTTGAAATGCCAGAAGCCTTTGCTGATATTCCAGGAATGCAGTAGAAAGAGAGGATAAGAGAATATGGGAGATTTAAGCAGATTTTTAAAGAAGAATAAAATCAAAAAAGAAAACATGAGAATTCCGGCAACCCAGTCACTTGTGGATGAGTCGGGCGCTCCGTTATTGTGGGAAATAAGGCCTCTGACAACAAAGGAGGACAGCGAAATAAGGGATACCTGCACATCAGAGGTACAGGTCACTGGAAAGCCTGGGATGTTCCGGCCGAAGTTTGACGGGAATACGTACCTTGTCAAAATGGCTGCGGCCTGTATCGTGTCCCCAAATCTGAACGATAAAGAATTGCAGGACTCCTATGGCGTGATGGGCGCAGAGAAACTGATTGTGGAGATGATTGATAACCCTGGCGAGTTCAATGCATTCATGGATAAGATACAGGAATTCCACGGATTCAAGCAGACATTCCAGGATAAGGTGGAAGAGGCAAAAAACTAATAGAAGGGGACAGCCTGGAGGCGAATATCGCCTACTACTGTCTCCATAAGCTTCATCGGTGGCCGCATGAGTTTCTTGACCTTTCAGAGGAGGAACGGGCTTATGTGGTCGCTGCGGTAGAGACTAAAATGAAAAATGATAAGAAGAACCGTGAGACGATCAATAAGAATACTGGCAGAGGAAAGAGAAGAAGAAAACGGAGAAGGTAGTAATTGGAAAGATCCTGTGATATAATTAGGGTCATAAAATATTATACATTTGGGAGGAAATGAGTATGGCTTTAATTAAATGTCCAGAGTGCGGAAAAGAAATTTCAAAGGATGCAACAAATTGTCCTAATTGTGGTCACCCAATAAAAGTTCAGAAACCAAAAAAGAAACATGGTTGCTTAATTGCCGTCTTATCAGTAGTTATATTTTTCGGAATCATTGGTTTTGTAATGATGGGAGCAATCGGACAAAACGATGCAATTCAAAAATCCGTTTCTGGCGTATCTGATTCCAGTGAGTACATCACAATGGAAGAATATAATAAGATAGAAACGGGAATGAGTTATGATGAAGTAAAAGAAATTGTTGGAAGCAGCGGAGAGGTTTCTTCACAGGTTGAAACAAATGGTATTAAGATGGTAATCATTACATGGTATGGCAATGGTGTAGCTGGTTCTAACGCAAATGTTACATTTACAAATGATGAGGTCACTGCTAAAGCGCAGGTTGGATTGAAATAAGGTTTACAAAGAGCACCCGGAGAAATCCAGGTGCTTTTTATAATGCAGAAAAAAGCCACCTACTCAGTGGTGGATGGCTACTAAGATATTGTTTTAAAGATATTTTTTTAATTTAGAGTATAAAATGCGGAGATTAGAATTGAGTTCGGCTTCATCTTCTATGGCTTCAGGGTACTTGCCTGTTTCATATAGTACAGACACTCTTTTTCTATCTTTAAAGTAAGCCTCAATATCGTTTATTAATTTTTGCTTCTCTTCTTTGGATAATTCACTAATCCTGTTAGGATTATCTGAATACCACTGTGTGAAAATTTCTGCTATCATAGAATAAAGAAGTTTGCTAGTGAGAAATGAGCGATAGCCATTGTCAATATTTTCATAATGTGTGTAACGGGAATGATATGTTAGTTCCTCTAATTCTTGGAAGTCTTTATGTGTAGCTAAGTCATTTATAAGCATTACAAAATCAGGGTTACCCCACATGTTATCTAAGGCGTCACTAGATAAGCCCAGTTCCTTCATCTCATTAATAGAAGATATGTCATATTCTGGAGAAGAAGAATCTTTTAAGCCAAAGAGATAGTCTATGGAAATATTATAGAAAGTGGCTAGTTTATAAAGTGTTTCGATATCGACAGAGCGTTCACCTTTTTCGTAGTAGCTTAAAGCAGCACGACTTATCCCGATGGCAGATGCAACATTTTGTTGGTTGTACCCCAGTTCCTTTCGAATGGAAAGTAGCTTTTGTCCAACCTCTTTTTTGATAGAAAGAAACTTATCGTTTTTAATATTCATATATTCACCTCAAAATGTAAACAAATGTGGAATTTAAAAATAATTCCACAAATTCTATTGACTTTCACAAAAACATACTTTATACTTTTATTGTAACAAAAACATACAGAAAATACAAATGTTTTTAAAGGAGGTGATGAAAAAAGTGAAAAGAATTGCTGTTGAATTAGATGATGATTTTCACAAAAGAGTAAAGATGCAAGCAGTTATTATGGATATGTCTATAAAGGAATACCTTAGTCAGCTGCTTGAAAAAGATTTAGAAACAAAAAAAGAGCAAACACAGTAGCTTTGGCGGGCAATGTGTTTACTCAAGCATGAGGGAATAGGGTATGCCCTATCCTTAGGGTTATCATACCTTATTTTCTCCGAATTGTCAAATTTGAAAGGAGATTGAAGGTTATGCAGAATGAAATTAAAGTGTTTGGAAACGATGATTTTAATGTAAAAGTTATGGTCGATGAGTATGGAAACTATCAGTTTGACGCTGAATCAGTGGCTATTAGCCTTGGTTTAACCACCGTTGCCAAAAGTGGCAATGTCTGCGTGAGATGGAAACGGGTCAATGAATATTTAAAACTTTTCGGTACATCTGCTGAAGTGGCAAAGGGGTCATATATCCCTGAACCGGGGGTCTATAAACTTGCGTTTAAAGCAAACAATGAGGTTGCAGAAAATTTTCAAGACTGGCTAGCAATGGAGGTTCTTCCAGCTCTCCGTAAAACCGGTACATACTCTGTAACCACTACTTGCCAGTATCCAGTATCTGCGGCGGCTATTGAGAGCGCAACGAATGCGGGGCGTCTATTTGAGCGTATTATGAAAAGTGAGGGTATTCCTCCCCACGAAATTGCAATGGCAGTACGGGATATATTCCTCCAGGCTGGCATTAATGTGCCAGATTATGTTGTAAGGATTCCTGCGTATGAGCAGTTGGCAATGACCTTTGGCAAAAGTGGGGAGGTGGCATGCTCATGACATATCCAGTAGATGTAGAAGAATATGCATGCCGTAAAGTTGCGGATTTAAAGAAGCCAAATGAAGGTGACAGGGAATTATTCGAGGCGATTGCGACGGTAATCAACCGGGCATATTATGCTGGCCTTAAAGATGGTAAGGAGGAGGCCGCGGTATGCAGAGATTAATTACCATCCCCGTAGAGCCATAAATAGGATTGGTGCGAATGTCAAGCTGACATGATATTGCTAAAGCATTCGCACCAGTTTTTTGACCTAAAATAGGATACTAATATGGAAATGCATATTGTGATAGTACAATATATGGTATAATAGTAGTCGCAAGTAGCAATACTTGCTGTCGCTTCCTGAACAGGGAGCGTGGATTGAAATATGCAGGCCGTCAACCTGGAGGCCAGCATTGATTCGCTCCCTTTTCGGGGAGCGATGAATGCAACAATAATCAGAACGTCCTTCGGGGCGTTCTTTAGTACCATAAAAGTGTAGTTGTTAGAGAGTAATTAACTCTGACATCTGCACTTA